CGCTTCTTCGTGCTTAACATATGAGAACACGCCAAACTACGGAACCTGTCTTAACTAGGAATAGAGGTCCATTTGTGACGAAGACATATGGTCTTCCACAGTGGACCTTGACGGGACAAGGATCTCTTGGAATCCAAGGGACCTATATCGCGTCGGAAGGGGAGTCATCCATTACGGATGATCCCGCTCCTAGTCAGAAAGTCAAGACTGTTACCCATACCAAGCGTCATCTAAGTCGCTTGGCTATAGATAGCTACGATGAGCATACTTCCACTAACCGATATGTTTATACCGGTTTTGGAGCTCATTGGAATTCTTGGGGCAACTATGGGGCCATTTGGCCTGACAATGTTGTCGTTTCGTATCCTGTTACATTAGCTCAACAGAAGGCACAGGCTATGCATCAATTCTACAACATGAATCAGACTGATAATCTGCTAAATGTTGTTGAGTCGGAGCAGCTCGTTTCCTCTGTTACTTCGCTTCGCAATCTTATCGCGAGGCTACGTGCGGGCAAGATTCTTCAGATTAAACAAAATCTGGATACTCGTGTCCTATTCAGCCGGAAGATCCCTGGTATTAAAACCCTGGATTTTTCGAATCTGTATCTAATGTGGCAGTTTGGTTTTGCTCCCCTGATCTCAGATATGACTAAATGCTTCGCTGCTGTCAAGACATTACGTCGAGATATGCAGCGTGCAGTGTCTAATGCTGGGAAGCCGTACACCATAACGGTTAGGTGTGATGGAGTGCATTCCATTGTTGGAACCTCACTTCACACACTTACAGGCTACAATGCAGTATACAGTCCACTAAACAGTTCTTATTGTCACTCGAACACAGTTATGTTTGAGCCGCCACATCGAATTGTCGGGGTTGAGGGTATACGTACTATTAAGTATAGTATGGCTTCATTCCAGAAGCTAGACTACTTGATGGCGCGGTTCCTTACCCCCGGGCCAGCTAGTCTCATCTGGGAGCGTATTCCGTTCTCTTTTGTGATCGACTGGTTTGTGAACTTGTCAGGCATTATTGACTCGCTCAATAACACCCTCACGGGTGGTACGAAGCAGATCAAGAAATGCTGGTGGTCCGAGAAGTACCATATGAACGTAAATGCTGTAAAGCACTCTACGTCCGCATGGTCCTCAGATAGTGACGGATCATCCACTGTAGTAAATGAGTTGAGCTATTATCACCGGGAAGCACTTGACACTAACATTTCGTTGGTGCCTAGTGGTAGGTTTGGAAAGAAGCAGGCGCTGCTTAGTGCAGCCTTGCTCCACCAATTGGTGGCGAGCCTAAAGCGTTAAGCTAAACCAGTTCAACATTATGAATGCTGATCTAACTATATCCACGTTGTCTTTCAAGACGATTTACAGCGACCAAAGTGGTTCGCTGCGTCGAGAAGTATCCCGCGGCATTAATACGCCTACGGAACTTCTTATCAAGCATCAGGATTACGTTGACTCTGCAACTAAGTTGCCGGGTAAACGTCACCTGACGCGATTTGATTACTACGTGAATGCTTCTGGGAACATTGTAGTTCCCATCAGCATCTACTCTGTGGCTGCCGTTCCGACGGACGTGAATATTACTGCTGCAATGGTTGATTCAATCAACCAGATGCTCAATAATCTTCTGTTCGCCGCTACTGGTAATACAAGTGGACTGAACCTCAACAACGCAATCAGCGTTGCAGGGGAGCAGTAGCTCATATACTCCATATATGGGTTGATAGTTAGCAAGATCTGTTGATACAGGTATAAGTAGTCAGAGTTATATAACAATGAAAACATATACTATTAAGCCACGTGTACGTTGCCATGACTATTCAATAGTCAAGGACAGCTACACTGTTCGTGTGACATTTCATGAGTGCTTCCCTTCCTTCTTGCGAAAGGAGAAAGGCGTGCTCATGTCGTGTGCTTCTAATAAGGGATGGTATAAAGGCACAGTGGATGTGAATCCACATAGCCGTACTGTCCCGAATGAGGACACATGGTCACAGGACATCTCGAGGGAGCGATATTCTTGCACCCTCTTCATGGGCTTCTATCATCAGCTCATTCGTTTCGCTAGCAGAAATGCTAGAGAGAGGTTTGAGTTCTTGCTAGCTAGTCCAGAATATGTGATGGAGTTAAGTCATAACACCTATTCATGGGGATCGGACTTCAATAGTTCGCTCCCCGCATTGTACAAGCAGTCTGGGATTCCCGCAAGGGATTTCTCCAGTCTATTTGCACATAGCGGCCTTATCCTCTTCAAAAAGGATACTGACACGGATAATGTTGTGACGTTCTCTGTCACTGACTTGTATAAAACATCGGGTCGCGCTCCTTACACCCTCATCTCTGAGGGCGAAGAGGCTTATCGCTCTGTAGTCCTCTCTAGGATTACTTGCGACGACACGATCACAACAAAGAACACAGGCGTATGAATATTCATAATGTAGCCAGCAACAATATCATTAGTTGGTGGACTAGCCTGTTGGTAGACGTATGTTATATCACGAAGTGTCCTTTGGACGCTCCTGAAGAAATCACATATGATTGGTTGCTTAAAGAAGCACCACTACTAGAGAAGCAGGCGCTAGCCTTCATTGAAGGTCACCGGCTTGAACAGCCGGAGTTTCCAGATTGGTTAATTCCTCTCTGGGATAAGTTTCTTGCCGAAAAGCAAGCAACAGACCTTCAGGCATTGCGTCAACTGCTCTTGTTCTGCTATAAGACCGTACACGAACCATCACATGAACAAATCAAAGCGTCGCAAGACGCCTTCGAAGAAACGGACGAACAGGTTAATCTCTGGGATCAATGCCATAGGCACGATCTTTCCAGAGACGAAACCCTTCGCTCCGCTCGCCAAATCGTTGGCGCGGTCATATACCGCGTTAACTGGCCAGAAATAGCTCCTCAGCACGGCCCGGGGGCAGTTTATCCCCCGTGTAATCGTACTGATAAGAGTGACTTCTGGACCTACTATCCGCAGATTTGTGAGCGATACCCATATGACCAATTCTTCTGTGGCCTCCCATCCTTTTGGTGGGAGGTCATGGTCGAAGGTCAGAAGGGTATTGTGCGCGAGTCTTCTGATATTGTCGCTAAGCTTGTTGCCGTCCCGAAAGACTCTAGAGGACCACGCTTAATTTGCGTTCATCCTCGCGAGGCAATCTGGATACAACAGGGTCAGCGCAAACTGCTTGAATCGGCAATTACTCGGTCCGCCCTCACTCGAGGGCGGATCAATTTCACGGATCAGTCCGTGAATGGTAACTTAGCCTTAGAATCTTCATTTACCAAGGAGTTTGTAACCCTGGATCTGAAGGAGGCTAGCGATCGCATGTCATCGGCCTTAGTGCGTTTTCTCTTCGGAGATTACGCATACGGGTGGATTTCGTGTGCTCGTGCTGATAGTATCAAGCTGTTTGATGGGCGGGTCATGAAACTGTGCAAGTGGGCTCC